TGGGTGGTTTTGGGTTGTCTGGCTACGAGCAGTGCATCCAGGTGCTCATGGTAGAACTGCTTCGCTCGCCCGCGTTTCGCGCATGCGTTCCCGCGAAGGCTGGCAACGCGTGGGTCGGTGGGACCGAGGCGATGGAGGCAGCGCGCCGCTCGGTCTACGACGCGAAGTGTAAGGGCCTCGGGATGAGCGGAGCGCAGGTCGGCGCTGCCACCGGACTCGCCTCGGCGTTTCTGATGATGGGGCCGCACGCGGCGGTGGAGTCAGTCGCGCGGGAGCGACGCATCCAGGCGAGCAACTGCTGGCCGCGCGCCGAAGCGGTGAGCGCGTGATCGCACCCACTCTGCGCACCGCTCTCACCGCGCTCGTCTTCGTGGCCTTCGTCGCGCTCGCGCGCGTGGTGCTCGCACCGTGAGAGACAAGGCACGCTGGATCGACGAGGCGCGCGAGCGAGTGCCCAAGGTCGCTACGGCGCTCGCTCCATACTTCGCGGCTAACGGGTGGACGTGGCTGGACACAGGCGTTCCGACCGCTGCGCAGATCGAGGCGCAGCTGTACGAGTTGCTCGACAACGTTGCCCGCGGCGCGATCTCCAGCGCGACCGGGCGGCTGTGCGTAGAGGCGATGCAGGACGGCGAGTATTGCGTCGGAGTGCGCATGTTCGCGGAGATCGAGCCGTGATCGCGCCCACCCGCGGCCGCGTGATCCGCCTCGCCCCGCGCAGGCGGCGCAGGCGGTGGCTCACGAGCCACGGCGAGATGGTCGTCCGCGCACTGTGCCTCGCGCTCTTCGCGTTCCTGCCCGCGATGGGGTGGCTGGCGCTGAGGCTTGGAACGTGAGCGGGCGTCGCCGAGACTTCTCGCGAGAGATCGCCCTCTACAGGGATGGAATGTCGATCGGGCAGATCGCCGCGATCACCGGAGTCAGTCGTCAAAGCGTTTACGACGGGCTGAAGCGTCGCGGAGTTGGGCTGCGTCCGCAGCTTCGGTTCGGCCAAGAGAATCACTTCTATCGGGGCGGCGATGAACAGTGCGGTTACGTGACAGAACGTGGCTACGTCAAGGTTCTGACGGCCGACGGACGGAAGCGGTTCAAGCATCGCGTCGTCATGGAACGACACCTTGGGCGCGCTCTGTCTCCAACGGAGAACGTTCACCACCGGAACGGCATCAAGAGCGACAACCGCATTGAAAATCTTGAGGTCGTTGAGCACGGCGAGCACAGTCGAATGCACTGGAGGCAGCGACGATGCGCGAACTAGTGCTGTCGTGCTTCAGCGGTGCGGGGCTTCTGGACGAGGCATTCCGTGAGCAAGGATTTTGTGTTGTTAGCGCAGGAGATGTCGTGTGGGGGTCATTCTACGACATCAGAAACTTCCATCCGCCAGCGGGCAAGTTCGACGGGATGATCTTCGGAGATCCCTGCCAATCACACAGCTCGCTCGCGAATCTGGTGCGGGCCAAAGGCTTGCAGCCCAGCTTCCCCGACTTCACGCCCGAGGTGACACGCGTCGTCGAGGAAGCGCGGCCGGCGTGGTTCCTGCGCGAGAACGTGCCGAAGGCGCCGGACATAAAGCCGCTCGGCTACGACGTGCGCACATTCTTGCTCGACAACTGGGCGTCGCTCGGCGAGGAGCAGTCGCGGCGGCGGCGCTTCTGGTTCGGGATGCGCGATCATTCCGCTCCCGAGCTCCGCGCGTTCATCGACTTCGCGCTGTTCCTGCCCGCCGAGCATGTGCAGGCAATCGCCGGCGACCCGCGCGCGGTTCCGGTGGCGATTGGCGGCAGCGGAAAGCTGAAGCGCACAGCGGTGCAGGGCGGCCACGATGCGACGCCCGGTAACCGAACGACGGAGGAGCGGCGCCGCGCACCCGTCACAGGTCGCCACGAGGGCGCAGTCGGCGCACCCGATCGCGACTACTCCACCCGCTACACGCTCGAGGAGATGCTTGCGCTCCAGGGTCTGCCCTCGGACTTCTTCCGCCACTCGCCGTTCACCGTGAGCGGGAAACGCAAGCTCGTCGGAAACGGCGTTCCGATGAGCATGGGCCGCGCCATCGCGCGCGCCGTGCTCGCAGCAGTTCCGAGCGCTGGCGAAGTACGTCAGCGCAGCCGCGCACTCCCGAGAGGTGAATAGAGCGCGCGGCCGCCCCGCCGTCGACTCGACACGGCGGCGGGGCACAACTTCTCAGGAGACACGATGACACTTCTGCAAACGCTCGGCACCGGACAGGGCTACCTCAAGGCCGGCTTCCTCGGCTTCCCCAAGTCGGGGAAAACATGGACGGCGATGTTGCTCGCGGCGGGCACGCGCGACTTCTTCAAGCTCGACGGTCCGATCGCGATGTTCGACACCGAAGGCGGCGCCGAGTACGTCGCGCCCGAGATTCGCAAGCGAACCGACCGCGACTTGATCGGCACGCGCTCGCGCGCGCTCGACGACCTGATCGCAATGACGCGTGAGTGCGAAGCCGCTGGCGTGTCGGTGCTGATCGCCGACAGCATGACGCACGTTTGGCGCGAAACGTGCGACTCCTACCTCAAGCAGCTCAACGACCGCAACGCGCGCACGAATCGCTCGCCGCAGATGCGGCTCGAGTTCCAGGACTGGAACCCCATCAAAGCGAAGTGGGGCATCTGGACGGATCTCTATCTCAACTCGCGCCTGCACATCGTGATCTGCGGGCGCGCGGGGTACGACTGGGATTTCGAGGAGAACGAATCGACGGGCAAGAAGGAGCTGGTGAAGACCGGCGTCAAGATGAAGACCGAAGGCGAGTTCGGCTTTGAGCCGTCGCTGCTCGTCGAGATGGAGCGCGTTCAGGCGCGCGAGGGATCGAAGCTCACCAAGGAATGGACGCACCGGGCCACGGTGCTCGGCGACCGCTTCGACGCCATCGACGGGCAGTCGTGCGAAGACCCGACGTTCGAGTTCTTCCGCACGCACGTCGAGCGCCTGACGCCCGGCGCGCACGCCCCCGTGAACACGGAGACGAAGAGCGATTACGGAATCACCGACGACGGAGCCGACAACTTCACGCGCGAGCGCAAGGCGCGTGTGATCCTCTGCGAGAAGATCCAGGCCGCGCTCGTCGAACGTTGGCCGGGGCAGAGCACCGCCGAGAAAAAGGCGAAGGTCGCTGCTCTCAAGGACGCCTTCGGCACCGCGTCGTGGACAGAGGTCGAGACGCGAATCAAGAGCGACGAGCTGAAGGCTGGGCTCGCCCGCATCGAATCCACACCGGCGCCCGACGCCGTAGAGAAGGGAGCCGAGTCGTGATCGAGTACGGACCTTGCAAGGCGGTGATTCGCGCGAACCGAACGCGGATGTTCGCGGACAAGGTGGCCGTGGCGCTTCAGTGCGAGACGGCCGACGGCGATGCCGTGGAGGTGCTGATCTTCGTGACCGAGAAGAGCGCCGGCATGGCGCGGCGGCAGCTCAAGATCGCGGGCTTCGACACCGACGCCCACGACCTGTCAGAGCTCGACGCCAATCGGCAGCTCCTCGCCGGCCATCCTGTTCCCCTGATGATCGACGACTACAAGGGGAAGATGCAGGCGAAGATCGACATGGACATTTCGGCCACGCCGTCGGCGCTCATGGGTGCTACCGGCCTGCTGCGCAACGCCAAGAAGCGCGCGACCGACCTCGGCGAAGAGCCGCCGGCGCCCAGCGACGAAGACCTCCCGTTCTGAGAAGGAGAGCCCTGTGAAGTACTCGACTCCCGCGCAGCCCGAGCTGGTGGGCGCCAAGTGACCCGTCCCCGCGTCACCGTCACGCTGACCGGCCGGCAGGCGCGCACGCTCGCGTCGTTTCTCGCGCTCGCGGTCAACGTGGTCGCCGCGACGCGAGATCGGCAGGCTCTGGTGGCGGCGCATGTGCGCCTCGCGAATGCGCTGCGCGTGAGCACCAAGCGCAAGCCGCGCGAGCCGAGCGTGTGGGTGGTTGAGATGTTGAACGACGTTTACCGGAGAATCCCGGCGCGTTGGGAGCCGTGCTCTGATTCCGCGATCACCCGTGAGCAGGCGGAGCTACGCATCGCGCATTGTAGAGAGCGCAACTGCAACAAGTTCCGTCTCGCGAAGTACCGCAGCGTCTCGTCCGCCCCGCGGCGGAGCAAAGGGAGGAAGCCGTGAGTCCCGGACAGCTCTCCGCGCTCGATGCGTTTCTGGAGGAGCGATTCCCTGACATCCGCGCCAGTTGGATTGTGTGGTGTCCAACCAAAATAGTAGACCAGGCAGAGCAGGTCGTGGAGGCGTGGCTGCGAATGGCGGGCGGGTTGTTGATTCAGTACGAGTCTGATGGGCGGTTTCACGCGGATATTTCTGGTGCGACTGGACACAAGATGATCCACGCAGCCACCCCACGCCTCGCCACGTTGCTCGCCATCGCGCGAGCGGAAGGGTGGAAGGAATGAGTGACCTACTCCGCGCCGCCGAGCTGCTGGAGCGCATAGACCGCGAGGCGACGCCGTGGCCGTGGGATGCGCGAAAGCATACGGATACGAAGGGCTGGACGATCTCGCACGGCAACAGCATCGCGAGCGTTCGCACCGGAAGACCTGACGCCGCCCTCATCGTCGCCTCCCGCCCGCTCCTCGCGCCGCTCGCGAGGCTGCTGCGCAAGTGCGATGAGGAGGGTCTTGACGTTGGCGTAGGCGAAGCACTCGACGCCCTCGTGGCCGCGGTGCTGGAGGGGAAGCCGTGAGCGACCGCCGCACTTTGGAAGCTGAATTGACCGAACTCATCAACCGGCATTCTGCGGAATCTGCGAGCGAACTGATTACTGGGGAGCACTCCGTAGAGTGCATCACGCGCGAGGAGGCGTTGAAGTCAACGATCCACAGCGGCGCAGCGAAGGAGGGAAAGTGAGCGCGACAACCACAGACGGCTATGAGCAGATGGAATTTCGCTGTGGAACCTGTGGTGAGATTTTCGTGGCTCGGTGTTTCGTTGGTGCCTCCGACGAGGAATTATGCGATGTGTTCAACGCGGCACACGTCTGCGACTTCGGAGGCCCCAATGACTGACGCCGACCTCGCTCTCTGGCAGGAGTGCGCGCGGGTGCTGGGACTACGGGTGGTGCGTGTCGCCATCGACGGCTCGGCGATCCTCGCCTACGGAGACCCCGAGCGGTACCAATTACTGTACCCGCACATGTGTCTAGCCATCCTCGCACTCGCCAAGCGCGCCACCGACGCCGAGGCGGAAGCAAGGGAATCGCGCGCCCACATCGACATCCTCGGAACAGCATCGCAGCCGTGCTCACACGTAGAAGCGCGGCCGCGATGTGCCTCGTGCTTCAACCGCCGCCTAGAGGATGCCGAGGCCAAGCTCGCGCGCTACGAGGCGACGCTGGGGAATGCGGAGTGGCTCAACAAGCAGATTCTGCGCACCGTGGCGCACGGAGCAATTCATGTGCAGGCCGGTGAGTTAGTAATTGCCACCGCGCTCGCTGAGCGCATCCACAGCGCAGACAGTGAGAAGCAGGAACAGGAATTGTGAGGAACATAGATTCTCTCATTGAGCGCACCAAAGAGGCTACGCGACGATGGCCCACCCGATGCGGCTGCGTGTTCGATCCCGGGCGCCCGCGTCCAGCCGCTCTGGGCGAGAAGTTTGCGACGACTGAGTGCGACTACCACGAGCAGATGCGCCTCGCCGCCGCGCTCGGCGAGCGAAGCGAAGGGGAGACGCCGTGAAGCGTTACCAATCGAGGCGCAGCAACGGCAGATTTCGACGCAACACGCTAGAGAACTTCGCGGGCGTACAGGCACTCGTCTGCGCCGCGTGTCGCGGACTCGTGTTGCGCGACTTGGCAGCACCAGCGCCTGAGAACTGTACGCAGTGCGGAGAGCCTTTGGTTGATGCTCTTGACACTGCACTCGGCGAGCGAAGCGAAGGGGAGACCTGATGGCCTGCCATTTCGACCCCAAAAAGTTCACTCCATTGGAACGCCTGATGATGCAGTGCAGCAAGCGCGACGACGGTTGCTGGGAATGGACTGGCTCAAGAGACCGCAAGGGCTACGGGCACTGCATGCTGCGCGGCTACAAGACAAATGCGCACCGTGTCTCATGGATCGTACGCAACGGACAGATCCCGCCCGGCCTGTTCGTTCTCCACAAGTGCGACAACCCACCTTGCATCAACCCCGACCATCTGTTTCTCGGAGATGTTCTGGCGAACGCCAAAGACATGACATCGAAGTCGCGTCAGGCTCGCGGGCGGGACCAGCACTCGGCGACGCTGGATGAGTGTCGCGTGCGAGAGATTCTCGGACGCACAGAAATTGCTCGCGTCGTCGCTGCCGAATTCGTGGTGTGTCGCGGCGTAATAAGCGACATACGGAACGGCCGCACATGGAATCACGTCAGCGGTCTCCCACACCGGAGACGACTATGAGTTGCCCGAACTGTCTATGCCCGTCCTGCCTCGCCTGCACGCACGACTTCGCGGCGCTGGTGGCAGAGGCGCGCAAGCAGTCCGAGGAACTCGCGATCGAGGGAGTGAACGGGACGCCGAATCTGTTGGTAGCGCTCGCCGACGCGCTGGAAGGGAAGCCATGACCTGCACATTCTGCGAGCGCGCGGCAGCCACCGGCGAAAGAATGCTGCGGCACGCGACCAATCCATCAGCCATCGCGGCGATAAAAGACTTCGCCGCGAATGTGCGCGCCGCCTGCTCGCACGACTTCGCGAAGCTGGTGGCGGAGGCCAGGTCGCTGCCAAAGGAACGGCTGCTTGTGCCGATCCCGTTGGTGTTCGACGAACCATCCCATCGTTTTACGGAAGAGCAACGGGCGTTCTTGTGTGAATCCATTGATGTAATCGCACTGGCGAACCGCCTCGCCGACGCGCTGGAAGGCAAGGGCGGCGGGTGAGCGCGGCGTCCGCCATTCGCCAGACCTTCGCGCCTCGCAAGCGCCTCGTCTTCCGGTGCACCTTCCGCACCGTGGGCAAGTTCGGACGCGTGCGAGAGCGGAGGAGCGCGAGCGGCGCGGTGCGCTGGTTCATCGACGCGCGGCCCTTCGGCCGCATCTACCAGTACCGCGACGCGCTCGGCGAGCAGGCGTTCACGTCGCGCGCCGACGCCGAGCGGCTGCTCGAGCGCATCCGCGCGCGCATCGAAGACGGCATGGATCCCGAGATCGCGGTCGGACGCCTGCTGCCGGCCGGCTACTCGACGCTCGGCGCCCGCATCGACGCGTGGCTCGCGGAGCAGCGGCGGCGCGCGGACGCGCACGAGATGACGCGCGCGAGCGTCGCCGCGCTCTCGGGCCAGGTGCGCCGCTACTGGGAGTGCTGGCGCGATCTCCCGGTGGGTGGCGCGAAGGCTTCACATGTCGCCGACTGGCAGACGTGGATGCTCGCGGAGGCCCGCCTATCGCCCGTCACGGTGCGCGGCGTGCTCGGCTACTTCCACGGCTTCATGCGCTGGCTCTACGACCGCGAGGAGATCGAGCGCATCCCGCGCTTCCCGCAGCTGCGGGTCGCCGAGCACGAGCCGCGCATCATGGCCCAGGCTGCGCAGGAGGCCGTCCTTGCTGCGATCCCCGAGCGGGACCGCGGCCTATACCTCGCGCTCGTCGATCTCGCGCTACGGCCCAATGAGGCGCGTGCGCTCAGCTACGCAGACTTCGAGCTCGCCGATGGCGTGCCGTGGGTGGTGATCCGGCGCGCCGTCAAGGGTCAGCATCGCACGGACGATGTGCGCGGCACGAAGACTGGCCGCGTGCGCCGCCTGCCGGCGACCGACCGCCTCTGGGCGTGGGTGCAGGCGCACGGCGAGCGCTCGGCCGGCGGCGCGCTGTTCCTGAGGGGCGGCGCGCCGTGGGACGCGTGGCAGGTGAACCGACACTGGAAGCTCGCCTGCGAGCGCGCGGGCGTGCCGGTCGCCCCGGTGCGCGAGAGCACGCGGCACTCGACGGCGACGCGGATGCGCCGCGAGTCCGGGATCGAGGACGTGCGCGAGCTGCTCGGGCACGCCGACGCGCGCACGACCGAGCGCTACGGGCGCTACACGGCGGCGCGCCTGATCCCGATGGTGCGCGGCCCGCTTGGCGCGGGCTCGTCCCAGGCCATGAGCGCCAGCAAGCACGGCGAGAAATCGTGAGCGATCTCGGGCGGTTGTGAAACCGGCGTGCACGGTCCCCGAGGCTTGTTACCTCTGGCGAATCCGCGGCTAGCGCCTAAAATCTGAGCAGATTCGCGGCCTCGCATCCAAAGCTGGCTTGTCCCTCGCGCGTCCCTCACCCCGCGCCGAGGTGGCTCCGCCAGTTCATCGGCCACGCTCACGCCATCGCTGCGAGCAGTTGCTCGCGCGTCCGCGTGACGGGCAGCCGCCGGTAGCTCGCGCCGCCAAGGGCGCGCAGGGCCGCGTAAATCTGGAGCTGATCATCAACTGCGAGCCCGAGCCAGGTCGAGAGCGCGAGCGCGATCCAGTCCGCGCGCCGTCGCGAGATGCCGATGCGGGCGCCGCTCGGCGTGATCCAGGTGGCGCCGATGGCGTAGGGGTAGTCGTGGACGACGTACCCGATATACCCGGCGATCGTCAGCGACTGGATGATGGAGCGCGCGCGGGGCGGGATCGAGGCGCCGTTGAACCAGAAGCCCGCAGGGATGCGCATGAATCCGCCGCCATCGAAGGCGACGTCGACCGGATGCAGCGACTGGAATACACCATCTCGCGTGTAGGCGTCGACGCCGATCACGCCGCCCCGCGTGATGGACGTGATCTTCACCGGCCGACGATCCTCACGCAGAGCCCGCCGCACGCGCCGAGCGCGAAGGTCCCGGCGAGCGCGACCCAGGCGAACGCGCGCGCCACGTCCGCGAGCGTCGGCCAGGGCGGGCTCATTGCGGCGGCGCCGCGCGCGCTGCGCCCTCGACCACGACGCGCACCGTCTGCCCGCCCTCGGACGAGATGTGGCCGCTCGCCTTCATGTCGCCGGAGCAGCTCATGGTGAACTCGGTATCCGAGGTGCGGACGAACGTGCCGCCGCCCTTGCAGTTCACCACCTCGCCGATCTGGCCGAAGGGTGACGCGCAGCCCGAGAGCGCGAGGCACAGCAGCAGCGCAGCTCCGTTCCCTAGCGCCTTCGAGAAGTCGTAGCCGGCCCAGGTGCCGAACTTGACGACGCTCTGGCGCAGGAACTCCGAGAAGACGAGGAAGGGCCCGCCGAGCGCCGCCCCGATGAAGATGGCCAGCACCACTTGCCACTGGTCCACGGTCCACATCTCGAACACCGGGCTGTTCTTGTTGGTCCAGGCGTCGACGAGATCCGCCAGCGCGTTGATGATCTGGTTGCCGGCGCCGAGGCTGATCGCCCCCGTCGCCATCTTTGCCTTGAAGTCCATGGCCTCAGCCCTCCGTTGCGATCGCGTGCGAAATGCGCGCGAGTCGTCGCATGAAACCCACCAGGAACCGGATGCGCGCAGGCTCCCAGCCCACGCCCGCCGCGGGCTTGACCGGCCGCGCGCACACCCACGCGCCGAGAAACGCCGCGCGCGCCTCGACGAGCGCCATCGCGAGCGCGCGATCCTCAGCGTCCAGCAGCACCTTCGCACCGACGTTCGCGATCGTCTCGACCCCGACTACGCCATCGGCCGCGGCGCCGACGAGGCGCTGGAGCGCGCGCACCGCGTGGGCGCCGGACTGGAAATACCAGTCGAACAGCGCCAGCGCCGTCGCCGGCGGAAGCGAGTCGCCGCGGATAGCCTGCCATCGGCTCTTGTACGCGCCCAATAACTCTTCTTCGGTGCAGACGCCATCGCGCCACGCCTCGGGGTTCGCGTGCTCGGCGACCCCGTCGAACGTGCGGCCGCCGGGATCGTCGGGATCGTTCGCGAGCCCGCGCTCCTCGCGGCGCGTCACGCGCATGGCGTCCACGAAGCTCATCGCTGTGCGATCCGCTCAATAAATCGCCCCTCGCGCACCGCGTCTTCCCGGCGCATGTCCTCGACCGCGCGGCTCAGCGCGTCCAGGCGCTCGGCCGCCGCGTCGAAGCGCAGGTGCAAGGCCTTTCGCGTCTCGCGACTCTCGGCGCTCAGCGTGTCGCGAAGCTTGTCGATTGCCTGCACGATCTCGTCGCTGCCGCGGTCGCGGCGACGCGAAAACCGGAAGCCTGCCCCCAGCGTCGCCAGTCCGCCGACGATCCATTCCCAGTGGTCGCGCACCCACGAGGCACCGGACTCGGCCTCTGACATCGGCAGCGGCTTCAGCATCCGGCCTCCTCGTCGGCGCCCGAGTCCGGCGTCGCGCAGTGGGCATCGCCCTCCCAGTCGCCGCTCGCGTGGACCGCATCCGCAAAGCCTTGATCGTCCGCGGCCGAGCCGTTCGCGATGCGCCAATCGGCGAATGTGACCGGCGGGCACGTAGCGAACGGGTCGCTCGCGCAGTCGTTCGAGTCGATCGTCGTGCTGCCCGTCTGCGCGCTGTCCTCGCCGCTCTCCGTGGTGTCGGCGGTCAGCGTGCCGTCGCCCACGAAGAGGTTGTTATCGCCGTAGCGCGGCGCGGCGGTCTGAGAGGCGAAGAACCAGCAGAGCGTGGGCGTGGTCCCGGCGTCGTCGTCGAATCCCGTGTTGTGCGTGCAGGCGAGCGTGTCCGGGATGTCTGTCGGGTTGCCGCTCCGCTGCTCCCACTTTATACCGGTCATCCCGCTGGTCATGCCGGTCATGTTGAAGAAGCTGTTGCGCACCCAGCCGTAGCCGGTGATAGCTAGGCGGATCATCTTCTGCGTCGAGCTGCTCGCTACGAAGAGGTTTCCGGAGACCGCGACGTGATCGACCCAATTCTCGTCGGTGTCCTCCGGGCCGATGTCCACCATGATTGCCGCGCTGGTCGATAGCGCCGTGAACGTGTTGTGAACGATGGAGACGAACGAGCTGGCCTCGGGAGCGTTCGGCGGGTTCGAGCCGTGAAGGCCCGCGTGGAGCTTGAGGCAGTGCCGGGAGGTGTCGTTCGGGCACGTCACGCTGTTGTGCCCGATGTACCCGCCGCGCGTGATCGACACGCGGATCGTATGCTCGATGTCCGGGTCGGGCTGGCTGAGCGTCGATCCCATGATCACCATGCGGGTATTCGGCATGTAGATCGTGTTATTGCCGGCCGACGCGCCGCCGCCATCCCAGGTCGTGTCCACGATCCCCGGCACGTCGTTTGGGTAGTTATTGCCTGCACCGACAGGGTTCCACGCCCGCGCCCAGAGTGAGCCACCCGTGCCGGTGACGTTCTTCACCAGCCAGTGCGCGCATCGGTGCGTCGCACCGTTCGATGCCGTGACGAAGGCGTTGCCGGCGCCGATGTCCCCGGCCGTGAAATCGACGAACCGCCAGTCGTCAGCGGTGCCCGCGCTGTTGCAGCGGAACACGTTGCCGCTGCCGGTGAGCGTGACCTGAGAGCCGCTGCCGTAGCCGCCGACCATGCCAGGGCCTGCTAGCGCAATGTTCGTCACGGCGTTGTGCGCGTAGGACTCGCCGCGGCGGAAGAGCAGTCGCTTTCCGGCCCCGATGTTCGTAGCCACGTCGGCATCGAAGTCGTTCGCCGGGGAGGCGTACGCACTGGACCCTGCCGGGCAGCCATCAGCGCCTGCCACCGGGAGCACGGTCGCGATGCACGTCGTATCCGCGCCAGCCCAGGCGCTCACCGTAATCGTTGTGGTGTCGGTGTCGAGGTTGCCGTCTGGATCTGTGCAGCTCGCGACCACGTCGTAAGTGCCCGCCGCCTCGAAGACGTGCGCCGCGATCGTCGAGTCGAGTTCGGCGTTGCGCGAAGACTCGTCGCCAGCCGGGTGATTGCCGCTGCCGACGTCATCGAAGTCCCACTGGCAATACATGTCGTGGAACGAGTCGAAGCTGCCGGCGTCCGTCGCCGAGTAGGTCTCGAAGTGGACGAGCAGCGGAGGCAGGCCAGACGTACGCGATGCGGTGATCGCGACAGTAATAGGCGACGAAGCAGGTGCCGCTGCGACCGCATGGCCGCTGCCAACCTCGGCGCTGATCGAGCCTGCCCCTCCATAGCCAGCAGCGCAGACCATGAGGCTTCCGCCATCGCCCGCGGCTGAAACCTCCAGGTCGATCACTTGACCGCCGTTCACTGCGGCGAAAATCGGAGACCGATTCGTCGTCGCGAAGCTGGCGACAAGCTCTCCCGTAACCGATGGGTCCGCGCTCGAGACGCCGCTCGGCATCCGGTAGAGGCTCACGAGCGTCGTGCCGGCGATCTCGGCAGTCAGCATAATCTCGCCGGGCCCGAGCGTAATGGCAGGCTGCGCGTCGCCGGCGTCGTCGGCGGTCCAAGTGAACTGCTTGCATTCCGTCGAAGCTGGCGACCAGACTCCCTCCGCTCTTGCCGGCGCTAGCGCGCAGAGCAGCACTACTCCCACGCGCGCCGCGCTCCGCACGATCTGCATGCAGCGCGCGAGCGTGCGGCCCGTCGTGGAGCGCAGCGCGCGGCGGATTGCCCAATCCGCGTGCGAATACTCAGCGCGCGCCCACGCCTGTACCTCGCGGGAGGTGGCGAACCGCGCCCGGTGACTGATCACGGCGAGGTCTCGCGCGAGCACCTCTGCCAGGCGAGCGGCGGCACCGCAGCGGGCACCGCCGGGCCGCTGCATACGACCGGCTGCGTCTGGCAGCAGAGCTTCGCGCGCTTCGCGCCCTCGACGCGCACGCAGTCCCCGGGCATCAGGCCCTGAGCCACCGTGCGCCCCCACATGCTGATCGAGACGCGCGTGCCGCAGTCGCCGTAAGCGCTCGGCGGGACGAGCACCGTTTCGAGGATCGTTGGGCCGCCCGCGAGGGCCTGCGCGCAGAGCAGCACCAGGCCCGTAAGGGCTGCCCCGCCGCGTGCGACGGAGCCCATTCGCAGGTGCCGCCCTGCGCGCATCAGGGAGTCGTGCTCTGAAGCTGCCGGGTCACAGAGCTGCCGACGTAATCCACCTGAAAGGACGGGGTGCCGCCGGTGGTGTTTAACCGGACAGCCGCCATCGCGAAGTGCATGGGGTCAGCGGCGATATCCCAAGGCGTCGTCATGTCCGACGGCTCGATGGAGTGAGAGCGCCCCGATTGCCGCAGCAGCGTGCCGTTCACGTAGAAGTCGAAGTAGCCGTTGATCCACGTGTTGCCGCCAGCGGAGTCGTACACGCCGACCATCTCGATGATGATGAAGCTGGTGAACGAGGATGGGGTATCGACGCCGCTGTCGTAGTCGAGCGTGAACGCAGCCGCCTCGTTCATTCCAACGTGGATGTCTGCGGTTGCCTCCGTCCAAACTCCAAACCAGTTAGAGGTCGCGCTTGACTCGTTCGTGCAGGTCACCGTGAGCGGCACGTCGTTTGCGACAATCGTGTTGATGAATCCCACCCAAAAACACGAGTTCGTGGCCGTTCCCGAGTCGCGCCGAATGCGCCATATCGCGCGCACTTCGCGCTTGACGGTTCCGCTGGACTGCCCGAAGCCGCAGAGCGGAGTGTAATAAAGCGCCCCGGTGGCGTTCGTAGTCGTGCCGATGAGCGCGCGCGCGTCCAGCTCGTTCGAGGTGCCTGTCGTTCGGTTGGTATTGAGGAAAATGCCTGCCGGGCTTCCGATGGCGAGAACTGACCACCGGACCGGCGGATTGTTCATCAGGCCGGCCTGATCATCGTCGCGCACCGTTGCTGTGAGCGTGCCGCTCAAGATGTCGAGCGCGCCGCCTGATTCGTTCTGAAAGCGCACGCTCACGGTGTTCGCGGCGCTCACCCACGCCGTGATCGTGATTCCAGAGGTCGTCCGTGAGAACGACGACTGCGCGAGGTCGCCAGTCGCTGCGCCTGTTACTGTGACCGTCGTGGTCTCGCCGGCCCCATCGGCGAGATTTGCCGGATCGAAGGTGGCCGTACCGATGAGACCGAGCACCGCTGGCTGCCCGTAAGTGAACGGCAGATTTTGCGACGCACCGGACCATCCTCCGTTATAGGAACTCGTGTAGTCCTGCGGGTCGTTAAAGTCTATGAAGCACGTTTCCCAGCCGGCGCTCGAAGTCGTTCCGAGCACGGGGTCCACGTAATCCCGCCCCGTGATCGCCGCGAGAGAATCCTGACCAGTACCCGCGAGCCAACGGGTACCCGGTCGGCCGTTGATCTCGCGGCGCGTCATCTGGAAGGGCGCCGAGCACACCGTCACGCTGCCGCCGTCTCCGTCGGTGGTGATCTCGGGGTCGAGCAGGTAGCCGCTGCTCACCGGGAAGTAGGCGGGGCTCGACGAGTTTCCCGTAGCCGTGAACGCGAGCACCGCGCCCGTAGCGGCACTCGGGTCCGGGGACTCGGCCGCCACGATATAGAGCTCGACGCTCATCGCGGTGCCGTCCGTGGCGATCGAGCTGAAGGCCAGCTCACCGGCCGGGACATTGATGGACGGCTGTGCGGCCGAGGCGTCGCTGCCGGCGAAGAAGAACGTCGAGCAGCCGCCGGCGTTGAGCGCTTCCGGTGCCCAGCGCACCGCAGCGAGCGCCGGCGCCGAGAGCAAGAGCGCGAGCAGAAGCAGGGTGAAGGCAAGGAGTCGAGTCATTGGGATTCTCCTGTGCGCATGGCTCCACGCACGATGAGGGCCTGCGCCCACAAGTCGGCGCGCGCGACGTTTGCCTTCGTCGGTGCGCTCTTCATCAGCTCGAACAGGTCGCGATCTATGAGCGCGCGTCGCGCAACGCGCGTCATCTCGTCTGCGTTGAGTCGCTGGCCGAGCGACTCGAGCACCGAACCCACTGCGGCACCGCCGACTGCGCCCGCCGTACGGCTTCCGGTCGCGAGCGCGCCTGCAACGCCGTAGCCGGCGTAGAGCGAGAGTCTGTGCGCGAAGGTCTTCCGGTACTTGTTGCTCACATCGGTGAGATCGGAGATCACGCCGCGGTAGTGGTCGTAGGAGGCGTCGCCCATCATGTTCCGGCCGACCGCTTCGTGCTCGTCCAAAAACTTGAGCGTCCGCGACGCGCTGAAGGACTTCTCGGCCTCGCCAGCGGAGATATCTACGAACGCTCCGCGCAACGCACGCTTCCCGGCCGGCGTCGTGCCGGCGATCTCAGTGAGCGTCTTCGAGAGCGTGTTGCCGTGGCGCGATTTCACGATGGCCTCGACCGAGCGGTGCGGGTCTTCGAGCAGCGAGCGCGGGTCGATGGCTTTCTGATAGATGGCGTCCTGCCGGTCGAACTGCGTCGAGAGCGTCTTCGACGCGGCGCGCGCCCGATCGAGCGCAGAGACCGCTGCTCCGTCCGCGGTGCGCGACATCTCGCCCATCGTCTCGTCGACCGCATCGGCGAGCTTGCGCGCCATCGCGGCCTGCTGGCGCTGCGCCTCTGTCGCGCCCTGCGCTCCGGCCTCGCGAACGAGCTTCGTGATGTGCCGGTCGATCATTCGCAGGTTCTCGAAGGTCACAGGGAGCGGCGCGCCGTCCTTCCCGACGCGGCGAGCGAGCGACTTGACGAGGCCCGGCGGGGCAACCGCGGCAAGATCGGCAGAATCGCCGATCTCATCCTTGATGATCTTCCGGGCCGCTGCGACGAGTCCGGCGCCGTCCACCGAAGCAACGCCAGTTTTGGGAACGGCCTGCCACGCGGCGTTCTTCGCATCGTCGAGAATCCCGTAGCGCTCCGTGATGACGCCGAGCAGCTCCTTCGACTTCGCGTCCAAGATGTCGAGCGGCGCGAGCTTCGTGAACACCTTCTGCTGCATTCGGCTCGGCACGAACGCGCCCGGCGGAGGGCCGAGGCCGCTCGCGCCAGCCCTACGGAGCAGGCTGCCCGTGCCCTTGGTCGCGAGCAGATCCGCTGCGGTCGATGCTGCGGCCTGCCCGAACCCGCCGAGCCCGACGTTCTTCGCCGCCTCGCCAGCAAACTCGCCCGCGAAAGCGCCAGCAGTGTTCGCTGCCGCGAGACCCGGCGTCGCCATGCCACCCGTGGCCGCGACAATCGGGAGCTGCCCTGCCGCGCGCCCACCAGCGCGCGCGTAGCCTTGTCCCGTGGTCTGCGGCGGTACCGGGTTGATCCCGAGCATCGCTGCGAGCTTCTCGCCCGCTGACGTCATCGCAGGCCCAACGGGATGCCGCGGCGGGACGCCGCCCGTATGCGCCATCTGGCCGAGGTCCATGATGCCACCGAGCGCGCTCATTGTGTCCTGCACGGCGCCGAGGCCGAACTGTCCGCGCTTGCTCGTCACGGGGTTCGCCTGGACCGCTCGGTCGCCGTAGCGCGACTGCACCATGCGCGTGAGGTCATCCTGATCCGCGGCGTAGATCGTCCCGAGGCGCTTCCCTGTCGCGTGGTCGAAGAGCTCCCATTCGATGGCCATCACTGCCCCCTGGCCGGGATGAGGACGCTGCCGGGGACGGTCGCTGCTGCCGAGACAGGTCCGTACTCCTCGGCTGCCGTGGCGCGCGCTTCATCGAAGCGGGCACGCAGGCGGGCGCTCTTCACCCTTTCAGGGAACGCAGCCGAGAGGTTCGCGCGGTAGTACGTCTCGGCGTGCGAGATCATACCGCGCAGCAGCGCCTCGCTCTGCGGCGTCAGCTTGCCGTTCGCGAACGAGAGCTTTTCGAGGCCTGGGATCAGGCTCTTGTAGTACTCGTCCTCGTTCTTCGTGAGATTCGCACCGGCGTTCGGACGACGCAGCAGCTCGAGCACAGAGTTTCGGGCCTGGACGATGTTCGCGAAGTCTGGATCTTGGGCGCCAAAGGGTGACTTCGCGATCTTCTCAACGTTGCCCGTGAAGTAGGCCGTGCCGGTCGCGCTGCGCTTTGTGCTGAATCGGTCGAGTGCGACACGGAGACGGGCCGACGATTCGAGCGCGCCCTGCACGAACGCGACTGAACGCTCCTGCAGCGTGCCCGGCTTCACGTTGAGCACGAGCCCGGTGTAGTGATCCTGCGTCGCGGTCCCGTTCTTGAGGCGGTTGACGAGATCCTTGGGGATGCGCGTGCCAGTGTCATCGAACCGCTGTGCGATCTCGCGGCCCTCGCGGCCGATATTCCACATGCGCGTGGCGTGCGCGATGTGAACGCCGCGCTCTACCGGATCGGCGATGGACGCCGCGGCGTCCGCAATCGACGCAAGCCCGGCGGCGCTACTGCCACCCGATGCCTCCTCGGCGCGAATCGCGCCAGCGACCCACGGCGTGACGGTGGCCGTCCGCTGCTGCGCGATCGCGGTGTCCAGCTCCTGGTTGGCGCGGTCGACGCTCTTCTTCTGTCCGTAAACCCCGACTTCCTTGCGAGCGATGATCGCCTGCTTTTGCGCTTCGAGGCGTCCCTTCTGGTCCATCTCGGTCGCAAACGCTTCCTGCGCGCGCATCTGATCGAGCGCGCCGAGCGTCGGCGCCATCTGCGCCTGCGCCGACATCGCTTCGAGGATCGGTGCCGCGCGCGGGCCGAGCATCTGCGCGAGAGACGAGACTCCGCGCCCATAGGCTTCCGTGTTCGGCGCCTCGACGGCGAGGCGCTGCACGTTCGGGATCAACGGGCCTGCTGCCGCGGCGCTCTCCGCCTCCGCTTCCTTCCTCTTCTGCGCGTCCGAGAAGATTCGCCACGACGCGCGCCCGCGCTCGCTCGCCTCGGTCCCGTAGCGCGCCTCGACGTCCTTGAGCTTCCCGCCCGCGCGAATCGCCTCGATGCCCAGCTGCTCGACGCGGTCCTGCTGCTGCTGCTGCATCAGCATCTGCTGCAGCGAGTCCCGCTCGCGGCGGCGCTTCTGCTCTTCGACGGCGAGCGCCATGGCGAGAAAGTTGGGCGGCGGGGGGAGCGGCATCTCACGAGCTCATCAGGTTTCTGAGCCACGCATCGAACGCTGGATCGCCGCTGCGGAAGCTGCGGTCGCCAGGGGCCGGATCCTGCCCGTACAGCTGACTGACCAGGTACGCCTGCGATCCGACGTTGCCCGCGTTCGCGATGCCTTCTCCCGCCAGCTGCGCGTTCTGGTTGCTCATGCCCGCGAGCGCGAGCGCCTGATTCGCCGCCTGCGCGCCGAGAGACTGCTGGAGCCCGAGCATCCCCATCGCGTTCCCGCTCTGGACGCTGAGCGAGCCCTGGAGCGCGCCGAGCGCGCTCGTCTGGAGCGACTGCTCACCGGAGAGCAGCTGCAGCGCGCGCGCGAGAGCGTTCGGCTGCGCTTCGAGATTCTGCTGCGCCTGCCACTCGTCGAGCCGCCCGAGTCGCGCGGCGGGGTTGATCCCCATCGCGTTCATCTGCTCGAAAATCCCAGCCTCGGCGTCGCTCCGCTCGCGCGCGATCTGACCGCGCAGCGCCGTCTCGGAGATGCCAGCCTGCGCCTGAATGTCGGCGGCGCTCGGCGCGACGAAGTCGCCCTGGATGCGCGCGACCGACTCCTGCGCGCCGCGCCGGCCTGCGGAGGTGACGCCCTGGAGGCGCGCGATCTCGGCGGGGTCGTACTGAGTGGTGAACGCCTGCTCCGCTTTCACGAGGTCGACGAGCGAGCCGTAGCCTTGCTTCGCGCCGCGGAACTGCCCGCCCTTGAAGAACGCGCTCTTGCCGCCCTTCCCGGCGCCGAACGTTTCGAGCTGCTTCGCGATCTCGTCGGGAGTGAGCCCGGCAGCGGTGCCCTGGGCGATCAGGTCGCGCACCTCGGTCTGCTGCGCGGGCGTGAGCCCGGCCCGGCCGAATTGCGCGAGCGGGCTCATCAGCGCGAGCTGCTGCGCCGACACCGGAGCCCCCATCCCAATGAGCGCGTCGATCAGCGCAGCGTTGTAGAGAGGATCCTTCTTGCCAACCGCGTCATGGAGCTTCGGATCGCTCCCTCCGTAAGCGCCCATCGCGGCGCCGCCAAGCCCGCCCACTGCGGCGATCAGTGCTGCAATCCACGCCATCGCTAGGCCCTCCCGAGCAGTGCGGCGCCGGCCGCGAGCGGCACGCGCACGCGCTCGCTAGCGACCGTCACGCGGAGATCGCGCAGCAGCTCCCAGCGCGGAGCGTTCCACGGGGAACGATCGCGGAGGCAGTGCCACCAGAGAGCGCGCGCGCCCTCGCGAGTCGCGAGCTGCTCGACCGAGATCGAGAACACGCCCGGCTCGGCCGCGAGCTTGTCGAGCCGCGCGCTCGCTTCGGCCACGAACTCCTCGGCTGCGGTCGGCGTGAGGTTCGCCGTCCCCTCGTACGGCGTCATGCGTACGAGGCTCGCGGCAACGAAGAGCGGATCGCGACGCACGATGGCCCACTGCGCATCGGGGTACGCCTTGCGTAGCGGCTCCCAGAAGAACGCGAGCCCCGAGTCGCTGTCTCCGCAGATCGGATGCGCGGCGAGCTTGCGGTCGAAGGCGTCGAGCGACGCGCAACCCGAGAGGCCGTCGTGATAACAGAACGTCTCGCCCGTGGTCAGCCAATTGGCGAGCCACGCCGTGCGCGAGCGCGGAAGGCCAGTAATGAAGAATTGCGAGGGCATCAGTACGGAATCACCTTCACCGTGAGTGTCGAGTGACCGCTACCCACGGTCTTCTGCGGCGCCATCGACGGCGTAGCCGACTTGGTGCCGGCCAGCGCGAAGCGATAGGCCGAGCCGGGCGTTGGGGCCTTGACGATGTAGTCCACCGGGATCGTGAAGCGTTCGATCGTGTTATTGACCGTTCCGCCGCGCCTGAACTCGCCGGCATTCCGCACGGCGGCAAGTGCCCCGGCGCCAACGCCCATGTAGAGGCGCACGGAGAAATCCGCGTTGTTAGTCGCGTTGGTGTCGGACTCCGCGCACGCAACGCCATGAACGTCGATGTAGTACCCGTCCCCGGGGACGTAGACCGTGATGTCGAGGTCGGTAGATCCGTTGTCGATGAACTGGTAATTGGTCTCTAGGCCGGCGTCGGTCGTCGCGCCGTCGATCACCGTGCCAGCCGTCTCCGCCGCCATGTGCTCGATCACGGCCACGCGCGGGGCCAGCGGCGGCGCGGCGCACTCGCCGTACTGCACATCGGCGACCCACACCACGTCCGTATCCGCGGCGGCAAGCGTGCGCACGACGATGCTCGTCGGGGTCGCGTCGGTCTGCACCACGCCATAGGCCCACGTCCAGGTGGTCGCCGTCACGTCGGCCGTGAAGTTTCGGAACGAGGACGTTGCGTCGCCGCCGGTGCAGTCGAGCCGCGCAGTGTCGCCGCTCGTCGCCTTCATCAACGCGGCGATGAAGTACCGCGTGCTTTCCTTGAGACCGGAGAGCGTGTAGGACATGCCCTCGTTGGCAGATCCAGCGGCCGTGATCTTGATGGCGCGGCCCTTGCCGGCGAGCCCATCGGCGGCATCGGCCGCCTCCTGAGCGAGCGTCGCCGTCGCTACGTTCGTCCACCCGCTCGGGAGGCCAGAGACCGTGACCCCGTTGATGCCAGGGATGCGCTGCATCCCGCGCGCCGGCAGGTCGCCCCAGAACGGAGCCTCTCGCGTGCCAGTCGCGTCGTAGCGGGAAGCGGCGACGCCGAGCCCAAGGCGCTCGACCGCATAGCGCATCTGCTGCAGCTCGCCGCTGAGCGTCGTCGGGAGCGTGTGCGCCGAAGAGTCGCCGGGCGTCGTCGTATCGTCGTGCGCGTCGTCGGTCGCGGAGATGTCTGCGAGCTTCGTGAGCGCGATGTCGGCGCTCGCGTTCACCGCGGCGTTCACGACCGCGCCCGCCGCCATGTCGCCCGCGACGATCGAAGCCGCGAGGTTCACCTTCGAATACGCAATCGCCGCCGACGCATTGATCTGATCGTTCCCGACGTTGCCGTTCAGCCGGTTGAACAGCGTCGTCATGTCGGTATCGACATCGGCCGCGGGTGCGTTCTGGCCGTCGATCAGCGACGTGCCGCCGCCCGTCTTCACGCTGCGAGTGTCGAGAGACATCTACTCGCTCCCCGCGCCGGGCGACTGCTCGCCGAGAATCGAGATCTCGGGACTCACCGAGCCGACGTAATAAGGCTCGTTCGACCCGCTGTGATCCCACTCGAACGCGATCGTCTGCCCCGCGCCTTCGCCGTAGACCTTCGCCTGAATCGTGCTCGTCTCGTTCGCCCATGACGCCGAGCCCCAGGAGAACGCGCCCCACTGCGTACCGCTGACGGGCATGCGGAGCGTGTACGCGGAGGACTGGCGGCTGCCGAAGTCGTAGACGATGCGAAACGTCGGGGTCCAGTCGCCGCCCGGCTGGAGCGTCATGTAGATGTCGCCGGGCTGCTTCTCGAACGCGGCCTCACCGTAATCATCATGCTTCGTGCGCATGCGAACCCGGTAGGCACTGCCGAGGTCGGCAGAGGCGGCCGGGTCGAAGCGCGCGACGTCGCCTCCCGCGGTGCCCGCGTAGACGAAATCATCCCCTGCCGCATCCTGCGCAGCGATGAGCGCAGTAATCAGTGCATCGTTGCCAGATCCGCCTGGAATCCAGATGTCCCACTCGGCGTTCTCGGCCGTGATCTCGGTCTTGTCTTTCACGTCGAGCACGAGCACCGTGTCCGGGCTCGTGTTCGATCCGGTCGGAACCGCGAACAGCACGCACCCGCGCTCGTGGTCGTAGGCTCCGACACATTTCGTTATGTGCAGCTTGTTGATCGTCTCGAACGTCCGCCGGATCTTCCACGACAAGAACGTCTCGCTCCGCGCGCCGAACTGCTGGGACTGGCGCAGCGAGTGAATGCCGCGGTCCGACAGATAGATGGCGTCACCCGAGTCGAGGCCGAGCGAGACGAACGCGCGCTGGTGAACACAGCCGTTGGCGATGGCGCCGCGCTCACTCACCGCGAACGGCCCGAGCGGGTCGCCGGTCGGGCTGACGGCATAGAGCTTCTTGTTGGTGAGCATCAGCAGCCAGTCGCCGCTGCCGTCGGTGAAGTCGCCGAAGCCCGTCAGGTAGGTGTCGCCGTAGGCCGAGAGCCCGCCTATGGTCGAGCTGCCGCCGATGGTGTTGCCCGCAGGCCATACGGTCGGCTGACCGATCGGCGTATAGCGCGCTGTGGTCGGGCTCGAAGAGGCGTCGGTGGCGATCGCGCCGCTCGCGATGCGGAAGCCAGCCGCAAAGAGGCGGTTCCACTTCTGGAACACGTAGGCCGGGAAGATGGCCACTGCGCTCAGGTTGAGGATCGCGCGCGCCGTAATGCTCGCCGCAGCGCCGTCCCACGACCAGAAATCATCGTCGAGCGTGCCGCCAGCGCCGTAGAGCGAGTCGTTGAACTCGGCGAACGTCCACGCGGCCGACGTGTTGAAGGTGAGCGCGCCGTTGAGATTCCCGGCCGTCGCTGCCTTGACCACGCCGTTCTCGATGATCACCAGCTTCTTCGTTGCGCCGTTGCTCTGCACGAGCTGGGACATCCCTTGCACGGGTCCGGTCATCGACGCGGTGTAGGTGTCCGGGTCGCGCAGCAGCCCCGGCCGCGTGCCCTTCGTCTTGCCGCGCCGGTAGGGGTTGCGCGAGATCGTCAGCTCGCCGGGCGCGAGCGCGGCGGGGTTCTCGTCTTCGTTGAGCCCAAGAAGGCGCGGGATCGTGATCGTGCGGAACTTGGGTGCCCTCATAGGTAGTCCACCTCGGCACCCAGCACCCAGCCATCGAAGTCGACCGCGCCAACCTTCGTGAACACGAGGTCGTCGCCGTCGCCGCGGCCGATCCAGATGGGCGTCGAGCCGCCGATGCCGAATGCCATCGGGACGGTTGCCGAGAGGTCGATCTCGCCGGTGATCGCGGTCGCGCCGCTCTTCACCTCGATGGTTGCCGCGCCACCCGCGACGACGTAGCACGCGAAGACGACGAATTTCTTCCCGGCGCCGACCGTGATCACGGTCGTATCGCCAGCGCCGTTCGCCTTGACGGCGTAGGTCGTCGCGCGCGTGATGATGCTCGTCGTGAGGGGGGCAGACATCAGACGAACTCGCGCGGATTGCGAGGCCGCGAGCCAAACTGATTCGTACCGCCGCGCCGATCGTGGGAAGCAAGCGAGCGGCGTTGCCCAGGCTGCGGGCTCGTCATCTGCTGCTTCCGGCGCAGCCGCGCCTGCGTCGAGATCTCGCGCTGTGCAGCGAGCTCCGGGTCGTGCGCGATCTTCGAGCGGTACGCGCGCGCGATCGCGAGGTCCACGATGTCGTCGATCACGTGGTCTGGAGCGTCGAGCGTGTCGGTCAGCAGCGAGAGCTCGGCGTTGCGGTAGCGGTACGAGTACCGGAGCACGATGTCTACCGTCGGGATCGGCCAGACCCAGAGGCCCAGCAGCGTCGTCGCTGCAGCACCCGAGAGCGTGGTGTTGGTCGTGGTGCCGCCCACATAGACCGTCGTAGGCTGGGCGCTCTCCGTCTGGTGCGGGTTCGGGACGAGCTGATCGAAGGTGGTCGTCTTCTCGACGAACTCAAGCGCTACGTCGCCCTCTTCGTCGCGCACGGAGAGCACGTCCCCCACTGTCGCCGGCAGCTGGTACTCGCAGACGAACAGGTCTGCGTTGAGATTCCCAGCGCCCGTCGTTCCGGGGAACGCGAGGTCGATCGTGTAGGTGTCGTTGCCGCCGCTCGTCGCCGCGTTGGTGACGATGAAGCTGGTGCTCCCGTAATCGGCGTCTTCGGTCACGACGACGCGCGAGCGGAAGGCGCCCGCATACTTCGTGTAATCGGTTCCGCCGACGATGCTGACCGTCGTGCTCGCGTTCGTTGCCGAGGCCGTCGTGTAGCTGCGCTTCTTCACGAGCTTGACCACGCCGTCGTGCCGATCGGCGAAATCCCATTCGAGCGTCTCGAGCACCTCGCGCTTCGCGGCCCCGATCAGGTCGACGAGAATCACCGACACGCGATCGGTTACCGCGGCCACGTCCTCCTGGCCGATCTCGCGGCGCACGCGGTTCACGAGCTGGAGGAGCGTTGCGCTCACGGGCTAGCTCTTCTCGTGGTTGGCTTCGTCCGGGTCGAGCTTCCATTCCCCGCACCAGTAGCTGGCGGGCGACTGGCGCGGCTCGGGGTATCGGTGGCAGAAGCCCACCCCGGCGGCCGGTGATTCACGGAAGTAGAAGAAGAGACACGAGCGGCACTCCTCCTCGGGCGGCTTCGCGAGCACCTTCTTGACGGCACTGGAAATGCTCATCGCTTACTCCTTGGGAGTGCGCGCCTCGACACACTCCACCTTCTTGCACTGCCGGAGATGCATCGGGAGACCCGTCACCATCTGCTTGCCGCAGGGCGCGACCTTGAGCGGGCGCGCAGGCTTCGCGGCGCTTCCGGCCTTCGGCGCCGCGGACGCCGCGGCCACGGCCGCTGCGACGAGCGCCGCCATCTGCGCCGCGGAGGCGTCGATCTTGGCGTTCAGCGCCTTGATCTCGGCGTCTCGCGGATCGGGTCCGCTCCCGAGCTTCGCGGCCTCGGCGGCGGTCACCTCGCGGCCGAGCGTGTTGCTCCAGAACGTGTCGGGCGGCGGCGGCGGCGCGCCGCCCTCGACCGGCATCCCGAGCGGCAGATACCGCTTCGGGTCCTGCGGGTGGATCGTCGTCGCGACGAACGCGCGAACGGTCGGGATGTGGCGCCGCGTCGGGTCGTCGATCTTCGCGTTCTTCTGCACGTAGGCGTCGACGTAGTGCTGCGCGTGCGCCGCCTCGAAATCGTTCTGCGCGAGCACCTCGGCGCGGCCGTCCTTCACCGCTCCGACCGCGTAGCGACGCTCGGGCGGCACCATGCCCACCTTGAGCGCCACGCCGCCCTCGACGATGGGCGAGCCGCCCTGCGTCACGAGGGCATTGAGATCCTCGCCGCGGTGTGCGTGCGCGATGTAATCGGCATGCACGTAATCGCCGCGCGGCGTCTGGACGTGCTGCTGCGCCAGGAAGTCGAGGCCGCTCGCGGCCGTGGTGAAGCCTTCTGCCATGTGGATTCCCCGAAGAGAGCCGGGACCGGCCCGGCGGGAATTTCCCGCCGAGCCAGCCCTGGTGATTACGGAGCGATCTGGAGGTACACCGACGCGTAGACGTTGTCGGTCCCCATCGCTTCGAGCGAGACGCCGATTCTCTGCTCGATGTCGGTCTCGACCGCGACCGCGCACGCGCCGGCCGTGATGGCCGAGAGGCCGACGCCGTGACCGGCGACGAGCGCCGACGTGTCGAGCAGCACGCTCGCGACGCCCCACGTCTGCACCCAGCCGAAGTTGGGAGCCGTGGTCGTCGCCGCCGCCCAGTTGACCATCGTGACGCCGCACGCCGGCGCCACTGCCGTGGTCGGATTGATGACGATGTTCGAGTACGCCTCGTGGAGCAGCGTCCAGGTCGTGGTGCCGGAGGTGGCCGTCACCACCGGGTCGTAGATGTCGGCCGTGAGGACGCCGGACGACGCCACCGCGGCGTGGTTCTTGAGCTTGAAGATCTGGCCGGCGCCGGTCGTCGCCGACTCGATCTTCAGGTACCCGTCCTGGTACTCGCGCGCGTGCGCCGCCGTGGCGCCGAGCGTGATGGTGAGCCGCGTGGCCCCCACCGTGGCCGTGCCAGTGAGCGTCCCCGTCTCGCTGACGTGGGCCGCGACGGGCGCGCAGAACGCCGCCACCTTGTTCGGCCCGATGGCCGTGGTGTCGAACTGCGAGGCGTAGCGGAACGACCGGCCCTGAAAGTGGAGCCGGCTGCCGACCGCGTGATGGTCGGTCGTCGAGATGGCGAAGATGGACTGAGGCGAAGACTGGAGCGTTTCGTTGTAGGCGGACATGCGGTCTCCTGCTTCGGTGCGAAGGCTGATTCCCGCGCACCTTGGGTTGTCCCACGGCTTACCGTGAGGAGTTTGTTACGCGACCTGGGAGATGATCTTATTAATCAAGCGTCGGTCCTCGCAGTAGGTGTTGCCCTTGATGACCAGCTCGCTCGACTGGACCTCCTGGTTGGTCGCGTGCTTCCAGTCCTGCGGCTGGAAGTCGGCGCCCCCAAGGAACACGAAGTAGGCGGCGTTCGTGTTCAGGAAGAGCGTGACGCCGCTCGTCACGTTCGGGCTCGGAATCACGGGCGCGGTGCGGAACTGCAGGCTCGAGAACGCAGCGTCGCCGGTCTTCGCCGGAGCCGCGTAGCGCTCGAACTGGACCAGCTTGTTCTCGTAGAAGCCGAACACGCTCCAGGTCGTCACCACGACGTTGGGCTTGCGGTTCCCCTCGCACGAGTTGTTGAAGGCCGTGATCCAGTTCGCGATGCCGGTCGTCGCGAACGAGCCGCCCGTGAACGAGACCGACGCCGCCGCGGTGCCGCGCGCCGAGATGCCGCGCGAGTTCCACGTCGAGTAGGTCGCGCCGCTGAGGCCCTGCACCGAATCGTTCGCCGAGGCGAGCGATTCGAGGCCGGTCGGCTCGGTCGAGAGCGTGCCCGAGATGAGCGACGCAACCGCCGTGTTGACGAGGCTCGACATGCGGTTCGTCGCCTCGCTCTCGACGATGTCCGCCACCTTGTCGCCGCCCGTGTTGATCAGGCGGTCGGTCAAGGAGAGCGTCATCACGGCCGAGCCGTGCTTCCAGTTCTGCTCGCTCCGGCGCACGAAGTCCTGCATGTCGGTCGAGTACGTGCCGGTCGGTCCCGCCATCCACCCTGAGGTCGAGTTGCCCTCGACGGCGTGGTTCATCATGATGCGCTCGCCGCCCTCCTGGACGCGCTTGCCAGCGCCCGCGAGCGCGCCGGTCGGATTCACCGGGTCCACCGGCTCTCCGAAGAAGATGTGCGCGAGCGGGTCTTCCTGGAAGACGATGTGACGCACTCCGGGGAAGATGTGCTCGTTCGTGTAGGAGAGGTACCGGTCGATCGTCTGCGTTCGGGTCTGTGCCGCTGCCATGACGTGATCCTTTGGGTGTTACTGGCGGCTAGCCCTGCACGGCCCGGAGCGCGCGCTTGGCCTGCTCTTTCAGCTCGGCTCGGTTGCGCGGCATCGCGGTCCGCGGGGTCTCTTCGCCGCCCGTGCCGATGCCCGGAGCGTCCGTCGCTCGGTTGGCATTTGCGGCACGCTGTGCTTGGCGTTTTCGTTCGCTGATCGCGTCACGGAAGTCTTCGATCGCCGGCAGCGCCATCGAGCGGTAGTCGTCCCAGCTCATCGACTGGAGCACCTGCACACCGGCGTCGGTGGCGGAGAGCCGGTCGATGCGGGAGTCCATCGCCTCCTCGAAGCGCGACTGCTCCTCGGGCGTCATCGGGTACTCGCGGCGAAACTTCGCCGTGTGATCCGTAATGGACCGCATCCCGACATTCTTCTGGACGCCGCGCAGCATGTTCCTGAGGCCAGCAACCTCGGCCTTGAGCGCCGTCGTCTCGCTCTCCCACGGCTGCGGCTCGGGGGTGTCGAAGTCGAGCCCGTCCGCGCTACGCGCCGGCTTCGGGAACTCGACGACACCCGTGTCCAGGTACTTCCGCATGACTTCGGCGATCTGCGGATTCGCCCACAGGCGCGATCCGTTCGCGAGAATCATCGAAATACCCTTCGGGCCTTGCAGCTGAGGATCGTCCAGGTAGGGCCGCAGCGGCTTCAGCGAGTCGTTCAGCTTGTTGAATCGACCCTGAAAGCCGCGCTCCTCCGCGCTCGGGCCGGCCGGCTTCGGCTGCTGCTCGGGCGCGAGGTGCTCGGTTCCGGTCAGCTCGGGGACGGTCCCCGCGCCGGCCGCGGTTTCGGTTGCTGCTGCTGCGGCTGTCGTGTCTTCCGTGTCGCTCATGTTGCCTTCCACGTGCCATCCGCTCCGCCAACCCGAGACTTCTCGCGTGGCCGTTTGCCGATGGATGAAATCGTTCCGCGAAGCGGGCCGTCGCCGGCCACTCCGAGCGCGCCGTGGATGCGGTCGCCCGCCGGGACGCAGCCCTGCTTCGCCATCTTCGCGTCGCGCTCGCGGCTGCTCGTCCAGCGGAGCGGTAGATCCGTGTTGTCAGGGTCGCAGAGCACCTCGGAGACCTGCTCGCTCCCGCGCACGTCGGTCGCGAAGGCGCGCGGCACCCACGTCATCTCGGTTCCGCAGCGGCGGCAGTCCGGGTACTCGCCGCGCTCGATCGCTACGTCGCGCTTCTCGATTCCGCACGCGGGACAGACGAGGTCGTGGAGGATCACTGGAGACTCCCCCCGCCGTCCTGGTCGCGCATCCCCATCATCAACGCGCCCATGTCGGCGCCACGATCTGCGCCATCTCCCGTCTGCGCGCCGGGCGTCTGCACCGTGCGCTCGAGCTGCTTTTTGTCGAGCATGAGATCGCCAGGCCGGTCGCCGAACGCCTCCCAGACACGCGCGTAGGCTTCCTGCATGTCGTGCAGCTCAACCGCACTCTTCGCGATCTCGAGCTTCGCCATCGCCTCTTTGATTCGCCGCTGGCGGTTGTCGGGGAGCGACGACCCGGGGACGACCTTGTAGTCGAACTCGCCCGCGAGATCGGCGGGCGCAATCGAGAAATAAGATTTCGTCTCGCGCAGCATGCCGGCGAGCTTGCGGCCGACGATCGGGACGATCTCGTCCTCGGTCGTCGTCGCCTGGCGCGCGATCGCATAATGCCGGAGGCTCGACGACAGGAAGTCCTCGGTCGCCTCGATGTTGCGCCCGCCGTTGATCGCGCTTCCCTGCGCCACGTTCTGCGCCTCGAAGCTCGACTCGACGTTGATGCGCTGCCCGCGGTCCATCGCCGACTGGCCGATCGCCTCGCGGATGTCCTTCTCGTAGAGCGCGACGAGTCCGATCAGCTCGGAAGCGAACCCGCCGACCTGCACCTGACCCATAGCGTTCGCGAGGTTTCCGGTGACGAGCACTATCTCTGTTAGGTCGCTCGACTCGATCTTGTCCGCCTCGCCCTCGGCGAGCTGGTCCTTGTTGAGCAGAACGAGCCGGCGCGTCCGCTTCACCAGCTCGACCATCAGCGTGCGCACCTTGTTGAGCTCGAGAACGCTGTGCCAGATCGCCGCCGCGTAGGGCACCGGAAAGAGCGTGTCCATCTGCGGGTTGAAGTAGATGGTGTCGTAGGGCAGATCCTCCCACGGGATCGGCCAGTCATCAGGCTGGCGGTAGAGCGTGTCGCCATCGTCGGGGATCTGGAACCACGTCTTGTCGCGCCGGTCGTAGACGCTCCACACCGCGAATGTCGGCGTGCTCGATAGCTTCTTCGTGCGGTCCTTCGTCCAGACCGTCACGTCGCGCGTCGGCGCGAGATCGTCCGGCAGCGTCATCCTCGGGTTCCCGCGCAGCTGCGCCTCGGTGTAGAGGCTGCGAAACGCGCACCACATGGCGTCGCCGTCTGGCTGCGGCGACTCGGCGAGCGGATCACAGCGGAAGTCCCAGATCTTGTGGCGGCGCATCCACGGCTTGTTGGGCCGAGCCATCGCGTAGGGCTCGATTCGCCGGTCCTTCGCGTCGGTCAGCTCGTCGGCGGGCGTATAGCCGTGCCGCACCATGCCCCAGGGCGCCGAGAACGAGTCGCCGAGCGCGAGCGACCACTCGCGCTTCATCTTCAGCTCGTCGATGTCGTAGTTGATGACGGTCTCGACGATCGGCGCGCGGTCGATCGACGTGCGATTTCTCGGCAGCACGTCCGCCTCTGGCACGCGCGCGAGCAGGTTCGCAACGAAGGTGTTCTGCGCCGCGAAGAAGATTGGCGTTACCGAGAGGTCGGCCGGCGCAAGGCCCGCCCAGCCGTTCGGTGCCCACGACTCGCCGCGGTAGGCTGCGAGGTACTGCTTCAGCTCGTCCTCGAACGACGCCGAGCCGGCTGACTTCGCGAGCCCGCGCGACTCCCACACGCGATCGGCGTGCGCGAGCTTCGCGCGCCACTCTTTCACGAACTTCTGCGAGACGCCGCGGGCCATCTAGCGCGCCTCCGCGAACATGGCGGGGGTTGCGCCGATGAGCGGGCCGTCGAGCCTTCGCGCGGCTGCGCGCTTCCGCTCGGCGTGATAGCGGTGCTCGCGCGTCCAGTCGCGCAGCCAGTCGCGCTCGGTCTTCTTGGCCCGCACGCGCGACATGCAGAGGTACCTGAGGGCGTCGGTCGCGTGGTCATCGCCGACGATGGCCGAGGTCGAGAACTCATTCGCGTGGCCTTGCCGGAACTTAATCGTCTTCAGCTCCGTAATCGTGTGGATGCACGACCGGAGAATCGTCATCCGCGGACGGCCGACCGCGGGATCGACGGACAAGGCGCTGCGCAGCGCCTGATAGCCGGCCGGTCGGTCGCGAAGGGTCGAGAGCGGCGCCCGGTCGAACAGCGGCAGCCCGTAGCGCCGCATCAGCTCCGTCAGCACCGGCCGCTGCGGATCGGGAATCCAGCCCTCGACACGAATGCCGAGATCCTTCTCGCGCGCCCGCGCCCGCGCGATCAGGTCCTCGTCGATCAGGTGGCGCTCGTAGATCTCGCTCGCCACGCACATCTCGCCCGACTGCGACACCCCGACGAACAGCGCCACCGCGGGATCGTCGTACCCGTAGTCGAACGGCACGAACCACGACGCCGACGCCGCCCAGCGCGGCAGCGCGTCGACCACGTTGATCGGAACGCCGCGCGGGTCGGGCAGCCAGCGGAACGGCAGTACCTGCCCGCCCGCAAACGTCCATTGACCCTCGTACTGCTCGAGGAAATCCGGGTCGTTCTCGGGTGCACCGTAGGTGAGCGTTGCCTCGAGCTTCGCGAGCTCGTAGCCCGCGTGGTCATACGTCGGATTCGCGAAGCGGTCGTACTGGAAATGCTCGCGCCGGAGCGATGCGTTCTCCCTCCCGCGCTGGATGCGCTCGTAGAGCCAGAGTCCCGAGCGCTTGGGCGTCGTCGGGAAGATGATCCGCTCGCAGCGCGTGCGCAGGAACTTGTTGACGACGCGCTCATCCTGGTCCGCGGCCTCGGAGACCACCGCCAGCTTCACCTGCTCGGCCTGCAGCAGCTCCTCGTTGGCGGCGCTCCGGACCTGGAGCGTCGAGCGGCACGCACGGCCCTTCGCCGTCTTCCACGGCCACAGCACCGTCAGCTGCATGTTGCCCTGCGCCTCGGCGTCGGTGTTCGTCTCGATCTTGCCGCCAAAGGCCAGGACGAGGCCGCGGTCTAACAGGTGCTCGCGCGCGTACTTCCACTCCTTCGCGAGCTTGTAGACCGGCGGCACGATCCAGACATGAACGTCTGCGTCGCACTCGGCGACCACCAGCGCGAGCTTGCCGGCCTCGAAGCACGAAGCCTCGGCGTCGAGCCGCGGGAAGAAGTCGTGCGCGATCTCCGCCCCCGCGCTCCAGCTCTTGGAGGTCCGCGCCGGCGCCGAGACGATCCGCTCCTTGGCGTCCGAGAGGTGGAAGCGCCTCACCTCCTCGGCGGACCGAGGAGAGCGCGCGTCGATGCGGATCTCGTACCCGATCAGCCGAAACAGCGCAGCGCGAGACGCCTCGGGCGTCGGCCCGAAGAAATCGCGCGTGCTCACCGGGACGTGCGCCTAGAGCCGAATGCCGACGTACGCGCCCGCCGTCGCCGCCCCGTTGTACGTCAGCGTGAGGGTCGTCCCCGAGAGCGCGAACTCCGCCGAGCACCCCTCGTTCGTGGTCGTCGGGACGATGCTCACCTGACTCGGCAACGGCCCCGTCCAGCCCGTCAGCGCCGTCGTTTCCGCGTCGCTGATCGTCCCCGCCGTGTACCAGGCGAACGCCGGGTCCGTCTCGTGGACCTGCACCGCCCCGAGGGTGCCGATCGGCCGGCCCTCTACCTTCGTCAGCGCTACTGCCATTGAATGCACCCCCTGCAAACAAGTGTTGCACCTGCAAACTATAGTTGCACTACCCGCAGGAGTGTGTCAAGGTCGGCGTGTGGGCTAGGAGAAAAGGAACTCCCATGAATCCGCTGCGAGCCTTTTCTCGGCCCACACCCTGGAACGGCAACCTCATCGCCCTCCGTCGGAGAAATCCGGCGGGGGGCGTTGAGGTTCTGGGGCTCGCGTCGTGAGCAAACGGCTGGATCAGCCCTGGTGGGTGACCAGCCGGCCGCCGCTCTCAGCCGCCTCGCGCAAGCGGATCCACGACTGGAAGTCGCGCCGCGGCGAAGTCTTCGCCCAGCGCGCGCGCAACAAGGCCAGCCTTGCGAAAGCCGAGGAGCGCTGCGACCGCCACACGAAACGCGCTCCCGGCGATCTCGACCTACCGACTCTCGACCGCGTCTTCCAACGCTCCGGGAATCAGTGCTTCTACTGCCGCCAACCGTTCCGCCTTCGCAAGAAACGCAGCGGACCGTCCTACTGGAACTCGCGCTACCAGATCGAGCACAAGATCCCCGTGTCCCGCGGCGGAACCAACGACGAATCGAACCTCGTCTTGGCCTGCGCGCCCTGCAACAAGGCCAAGTTCACCATGACCGCCAGCGAATTCTTCGCCAGCGGCTTCATCCGCAGCAAACATCCAACGAGGGAACTCCACCAACGGCAGCCGGGCGAACGCGACGATGCACGCAGCCAGACGGCGTTCGGCGATAATCCCGCACAGGGGAAGGCTGGTCGAGAGGTCACAGCACCGTAAGCGCCCATCAGCATCCCGGTGGGGTCAGCCGCTCTCGACAGTTCCACTCGCTCCCATAGCCGATTAAACCCGCGGGAACGCAGTGGGTCTGGCCGGGGGACTGCCCGCAGTCCGGGGAAGGCTTTTGCACCGCGATTCTTCTCGCAGCCACCCTTTGCCGTTGAATTGTTGCGAGAGAGGGACAGTCGATCGCGATGAGGGGGGAGGGGGCTCCCCACCCCCGCCTCGCTCGCCTGGGCAAGGAGCGTGCCATCGCGCAGCGAGCAGGGTGCGATAAGCGTGATTATGTCAAATGGCTAGATTTGGCTAAGTACGCGATAACGCTCGCGAATACAATCGCACAGTGCGTCCGACGATCTTCAATCGAACGCGAGCACGCCAAATCAGACGCTGAAGGGCTCCGAGTCAAGCGGATTCGCAGCTGACTCGGCGCCGATCTGTACCGATTCGACCGCCATCTGGTCGCTTTGGGACGGAGGAACAGCCGAATAGCGCGCGCTGTGGGTTCGCCCGACGTAGGGCTTGCCCTCGCAGATCCCGAGGTAGACGAAGCCCAGCCCGTAGCTGCGCAGTTGCACCGACTCTGGAAGGTGCCGCGGCGTTCGTGGTGCGCGCGGCTTCGGGTCGAGCTGTCGCGGGTTCTCCGCGAGGGAGCGCTGGATCGCGAGGAGCGCGCGCTGCTTCGCCTCGGGGCTCATTCGCGGTATCGTCCCCCACATGGCAGTAGCCGGCGAGATGGTAGCGCTCGACATTCCCGACCGCGTGAGGGGCGCGCTAGCGCTGCGCTCGCAGGGCAAGTCGTGGCGTGCTGTAGCGGACGCGCTTGGGCTGACGGATCACACGATGCTCTACGCCGAGTGTCGTTCCTGGGACGCGGTAATGCGCGGGGACGAGCGGTGGAAGGCGTTAGCGGGTCAGGCGATCGAGATTGCGCAGGAGGCTGGGGCGCAGCTGCAGGAGGCGTTGTTAGCGCGCGCGATCACGCCGGGGCAGCTGCCTGTGACGTACGGGATTGCGGTCGACAAGGTCGTGAACATGCGCCGGGCGGAGCAGCCGGAGCGTGGCGCGGGTGGTGGTCTTGGGGCGTTGCTGGAGGCGCTGCACGCGGGCGGCGGGAAGGTGACGGCGACGCTCGAGCTGGCGCCGGCGGCGGTGGACGTCACGGCGAAGGGTTAGCGCTGCGCCCTGCGAGCCAGGATCGCGCGCACGCTCTCGACCTCGCAGGCCCCGCACAGATGCGACCACGGGGTCGCTGGCCAGGTGCCGCACTCGGCGCACAGGCCGCTGAGCTGCTTCCAGACGGATGCCGGCCTTGGCGCAGTACATCCATAGCGGTGGTGCCAATCCCAGAGCGCAGACGGAGACGCGACGCCGCAGTGACACAGCGTCGGGTGGCACTTGGGGCAGGTGTCGTTGGTGGTGCTCATTCGCTCTCCCGTAGGCGCGCAACCTCGGCGGTGAGCAGAGCTACCGCGCTATCGCCGGTGAACATGGCCTGCCCAACGGATAGCCGCTCCGCCGCCCATTCGAGCGCGACGGCCATCGCCTCGCAGTATTCGTAGGTACGATTCGCGACATGGCGCTCACCAACCGCGTCCCATGTAGACTGTGCCGCGCGCTCCTCGGCCATGTTCCGGGCTTTCTCGCGCAGGTCGTTGCTCATGGTTTGCGCAGTCGTGCGGCTTCGGCGGTGAGCCATGCAGCAGGGTCGTGCTCCAGGAGCACGGAGACGCGTCCGCTGGTGTCGTTCTGGTACCAGCCATGCAAGCGGTGTGCGGTCACCTGCTCGGCCGCCCACTCCAGAGCGACGACCATTGCCTCGCGTGCGAAGCCATCGCGATGGAACTCATAGACGAACGCGGCCGGATTCGTTCCGGTTCTGACAGCCAAGCCGCGTGCCTTCTCGCGCAGGTCGGTCACGGGATCACCTCACCTTCTGCGATTCTACCCGAGCGCCTCGATTGCGGCGTCGAGCTTCGCGACGCGGGCGGCGAGCGCGTCGCGCTCGGTGCGCAGGAGAGCCGCGAGTCCACGGGTGTGATCGGACACGTGACACACCTCCATGTGCTTGCGGAGCCAGTGGCTCTTGCCAGTGAACCACCTGTCGCACTTCGGGCACTGCGTGGGGAGTTCCAGCCGCTTCGCCTTCTCGCGCTTCGGCATGAGCCTGCAGCGCGGGCACTCGTCGCCGGCGTCGCTGTAGTCGCCGTGCGTGGCGCAGTGGCGGACGTGCGCGGTGCGGACGGTCTCGTAAGTCATTGTCGTTGCTCTCTTATTTTGCGAGCACTTTGCGAGCCGATATCCATTGCGCCGCCCTGCTCCGTCCCCGATGTTCTCCGACATACGGCGCGCCTCGGCCGGTCACACAGAGGCGGGAGACACACATGGCGGCAACGCGCGAAAACTACCTCGGCCGATTCGAGGTGCTGGCCGATGCGGTCGCATTCGAGGATCAAGTCCTGTCGATCGGGCGCGAGTTCTTGCCCTCGCCCGCGCAGCACGTGCTCGACGGTGGCGAGCCTACCGGCGCGTACTGGGAGTGGCTCTGCGCGCAGGAGTCTGAGGCACGTGACTGAGCGCATCCGCCGCCGCATCGTCGAGATCACGGAGCGCCAGTGCGCCGGCCCGCGCTGCCCGCGGCCCGGACGATGGTTCGCGAGCCGTAGGCGCGACGCCATCTACTGCGGCAACTCCTGCGCGCAGGCGGCGAGACGGGCCCGTAACAAGTGACCTGGGCCTCGTCGTCGTAGGCTTTGCTGGCGAGGCGGGTCATGGCCACCACCTGCGCGTGCGCGCCTGCCGCGCCTGCTCGGCGAACGCATCGGGGCTCGGGCAGCCATCCGACTCCGGCACGCACACATCGCCGCAAACGCGAGCCGCGCGGGCCGCGAACTCGATCCCGATCGCGCCGCACTTCGGGCACGGCACCACGTGGTAGCCGTCGTCCTCGGCGCCCTCTGGGAAGACGGCGTAGATCCCCGACTCGTCGCCCGGCATGCCCTGGCCGATGAATACCATGCGCCGGGAGGCGAAGGCCAGCTCGTGCGCTTTGCGCAGCTCGTCGAGATCGGGCTGGTACGGCTTCACCTCGAAGAAGCAGAACCCTCGCCGCGCGAGGTTGATCTCGAAGTCCGGCAGGTAGCGCCCGCCCGGCAATTCGTAACCTTCGCCCTCGTAGGTCCACGCGACGCCGATCAGGTCGAAGAAGAGCGCCCAGCGCGCTTCGAGCCGCGAGCGGAACAGGTGCCCGCGGTACTCCGTCTTGATCGGCTGGAGCTCCGGCCCCTCGTGCTCCGCAATCACGTCGCTGATGTGTCTCATATCCTCACGAGCCTCGCAGTTGTTATGTCTAGCCCGAACTCGCCTACGATGCCGGTCTCCGCTTCCCACGCTTTCGTGACCGTGACGCGCTTCACGGAATCGCGGTCTTTGATCGACTCCATCAGCAGCGCGAGGTCGGCCTTGTGGTCGGCGAAGCGCCCGCGCGCGCGGCCTTCCTTGCTGGCCTCGGCGAGCAGCAGGAATGCGATCTCCCCATGCGTGGCACGCCGCGCGTTGATGGCCCACATGATGATTCGCTTGAGAAGCGCGAGCCCGTGCGCGTCCTCCGAGTACTGCTCCGCCACCTGGTCGCAGAAGCTCGAGACGGAGTCGAAGACGACGAGCGTCGGGCGCGCTGTTAGGCGCGCTTCGATCCAATCGACGAGCCCCTCGACCGTCACGCCGTAGCCGACGTCGAGGTAGTGAAACGCCTCGGGCAGCGGATCCATGTACGCATGCAGCCGCTTGGCGAACGGCTTCTCGGCCATCTCGCAGCTCAGGTAGAGCACGTCCCAGCCCGAGCACGCCGCGCATACGCCGCTCGCGATCGAGAGGTAGCTCTTCCCGCTCGACGGGAGGCCGGCGACAATCACGACGCCGCGGAAGTGCGGGAGCTTGTCGCCGATCCAGCCCGCCAGCCCGGTCGGCCAATGCGGCTCGTCTTCGCCAGCCAGTGCCTTCAGCGGGTCGATCTCTCGAATCGGATCGGTCGAGTCGAAGCTCATGCGAAGCACGCGGCGCTTCCACGCGATCGGATCGGTCGCGCGCAGGTCGGTTACCGGGTAGACCGGCACGAACTCGGCGGGCGTGTGCTTCGCCGCAAGGTGATCGGCTGCGTCCTTGCCGGCGCGCGCCTCTACCACGCGCAGCGACTTCGCGACGGGCTTGAGGGCCGCGAATACCTCGCGCGCGTGCTTCGTGCCGGGCTCGTCCTTGTCGCGCACGATCACGACGTCAGCGCCCGCGAGCCACTCGGCGCCGCGCTTCGGCCACTTCCCGGCGCCGCCGGAGTTGCAGGTCGCGACGCACCCGGCCGCGAACATGAACTCGACGTCTTTCTCGCCCTCGCAGACGTAGACGACGTCGCCGGCCGCGACCGCGCTCACGACGTCTGGCAGCCGGTAGAGCAGCGGCTCAACGCCGTCGAGCTTCCACGTCCAGCCCGCGCCATCGGGCCTCCGCTGCCGGAAGTCCTTCGGCCGGAACCGGACGACCTGATAAGCGAGCCGGCCGGCGGCGTCCCGGTAGTCGTAGGTCGCGACGATCTCGCGCGCTGCAGCGCCGATCGGGATGACGGCCTCGCCGTGGGTCGTTCCGCACTTGCACGGGCCCGCGAGCCGGTGGACGTAGGTCGCGTCCTTGTGCTGCGCCATGCCGCCCGATAGCTCCTCGCGCGTGCAGTGCGCGTAGGCGCCGTCGTCCGAGACGAAGCCGAAGCAGCGGACGCCGCGGCCGGTCGGCATGTCGCGGTGGCCCTGGCAGATCGGGCATGGCTCGCGCCGAGTTGCGGGTATCACGCCTGTGCCTCCTCAGCTGCGAGCTGGCGCGCTGCTTGCCCATGCTCGCGATCCCATGCGTCGATGCGCGCCTGCTTCGCTCGCTGTTCGCCGATCCCGCGGAACTGGCGAGCGCCGCCGAGGTACGCGCGCCAGCGGGCGAAGGCGATTCGTTTCTGGCAGGCGAAGAGCTTCTCCGCTGATGGCGCTTCGACTTCGGCCGCGGCCCAGATCTCGAGCCAGTACGTGTCGAGCCATGCGTCCCGCTCGTCATCCGCGGCGCCTTTCAGCATCCGGGAGAGCGGTCCGGGCCCCGGCGGGTCGGCGTCCGCCGACTCAGGGTTCTTCTTCTTCGTCTTCCTCTTCTCTTCGTTCTTCTTCTTAGTTGAAGATGAAGATGAAGAGGGGGCATTTTGGGGGTAATTCGGGGGCAATTCGCGGGCGTTATAGGGGTTGCGTGACCTGAGCGATTCCAAGAACTTAGGCCACTGCACCTCGCAGTAACCGTTGGCGAGCGCCTTGACCCTGAGGCTCACGTCTCGCGAGATCGAACGCAGGAGCTTCACAGCTTCCTCCGGGCCGCACCCTGTGATTTCCAGTAGGTCCGCCGAACTCAGGCGCGCGCGCGTCGCCTGTTCGTCGGTCAGCCGATCCGCCGCCCAGCGATCGGTCATCAGGAGCCCGAGCATCACGAGCGCGAGCTTCTGTTCGCGCGGCCACGACTCGCGATAGAGACGCGTGTGAACCGGGAAGAAGCGCTGCCGCGGCGTCGCCACGTCAGGCCCCCTGCTCTGGCGAGTCGCCGTCTGCGTCCGATGGCCACGCGCAGGCTTCGTCGACCTTCGCCGTGATCGCGACGTCGATGCTCTCCCAGGTGTACCCGCGCAACCAGTCGAACGCTGGGCCTTCGTGGTGGCACGGCCGACCCCAGCCAAATCGCTCGTCGCGCAGGCACGACTGGTGCGTGCCCATCAACTCGGCCTCGAGCGCAGCAACGCGATTCCACACCTGCCGGCCGCGGTAGCGCCACGCCTGCTCGAGCATCGGCATGAGCTTCTCGTCGCTCATGCGGGCGAGCACCATCTCCAGCATCACGCGGTCGAGGGTGTCGGCGAAGCCGGTGCGCATCAGGCGCCCTGCTCGAGCCACGTGCTCAGAATCCAGAGCGCGTCGGCCTGGTCGTGCGTCAGCACCTACGCGCCCTCCCCACCGCAGCCCGGGCCGACCTTCCCGCTGTCGGTCGGATCGACGAACTGCTGCCAGGGCACGAAGCCCTGCGAGCACCAGAAGCCCCACTCGCGACGCTTGGGCCCCGTGAGAAACAGCGTCCACACCGGGCCCGCAACAACCTCTAGCCGGTGGCGATCTTCGGCGCGGCGCGTTACGACGTCGCCAGCGCGCAGCGTGAAGCCGCCCTCCGGCGTGATCTCGCGCAGCTCGCCGGCGAGCACGATCGAGGTGTTGTCCCAGGGATGGTCGTGCAGCGCGCGGTCGTCGTCGTCGCGCAGGATGCAGTGCAGGTACGTGCAACCGACGTCGTTGCGGGGCGTCAGATACCAGCGCTTGAGGTAGGGCCGCTCGGGTCCGCCGATCACGAAGTCGGGCGGGCGCGCGCTCGCGGCCTTGATCCAGCCTACGGGGGCGACGTTGGGCTTCATGCGCCCTGCCCCGCCCGCATGACCGTCACCCGCACCCCCGGCGCCTCGCCGCGAGCGACGCTCTCCCAGTACGCGATGCGCTCGCGGCACTTGGCCATGTAGTCCTGCGCGCGCAGCTCGCGCGTGCGGGCGCGGTCGAAGCGCTCGGACCACACCTCGACCTCGCGCTCGGCTTCGAGGATGTGGGGATCGCGCGCGCTCACAGCGTGACCCCCACCGCGCGCAGCGCCTCGTCTACGCTCCGCACCACCACCGCCGGCCCGCCGCGCCACATCGCGAAGAAGTACTGCTGCATCGGCGTCAGCTTCGAGTTTTTGCCGGTCTTCACTTCCATGAGCACCGTCTGCCCGGCCTTGCCGACGAGCAGGTCCGGCAGGCCTGGGCAGTTGACCGTCTCGACCGAGCAGCCCACGGCGAGCAGGGCTGCGACGATCAGCGGCTCCGCGGTGTCGCGCTTCGCTGCGCGCCTCACGAGTCCAACCTCTCACCCTCCGCGCCTCCCCCCGGAGACGCCAGTTATCAGGCCGCTTCGGGCGGCTCCTCGCATCGCTCGCACGTTGCAGGTCTATTGAGCAGCCGCCGCAGGTCGTCTCTCACCTCGCGCGGGAAGTCCTTGAGCGGCCGGCGCTGGACGTGGCCACACGCGAGCGTCTGCACGACGTCTGGGCCGATGAGCGAGACGCTGCGAACGGCGCGCGGCGTCATGCTCTCGCCTCCCACAGCACGCCCTGCGCGAGCCTCTTGGCCGCGATCTCGCAGTAGCGCTCCTCGATCTCGATGCCGATGGCGCGGCGGGCCGATTGTTTCGCCGCGGTCAGCGTCGAGCCGGACCCGCAGAACGGGTCGAGCACCACGTCGCCGCGTCCAGTCGAATTGCGGAGTAACAGCGCGATCAGCGCCTCGGGCTTCTCCGTCGGATGCAGCTTCCCGCCAACGCCGGAGACGCGCAGCACATCGCCGAGGCTTTGGTCGCGCAGCTCGTGGTCCGGCTCTGGGCAGTAGGCGATCCATTCATGGCAGCGCCGCCACGAGTAGCCCATGCCGATCTTCCCCTTGTCCCACACCAGCACGTTGCTGGGCTTCAAATCTGGGAAGATGGCGAGCCCGGTTTTAACATCGGCGAAGCAGTAGAGCGCGCCGGCATGGGATAGTCGCGAACGCGCGAGCGTCAGAGCGTCTCGGATCTCTTCGTCGGACAGCGTGCCGAACCAGGGCTGATTCCCGCCGGCAATACGGCCCGGACTTCCGTGCGCCGCCTTTCTGGAGTTGTGCCCGCCGACAAGGCGCGTCGTCGTCCCACGGATCACGTCGATATCGAGGCTGCGGTACGGCGGATCCGTAATGACGCAGGCGATGACCGGGACCGCATTAAGGATCTCCCGGCAATCCCCGTGGTACAGCGTGACCCACTCGTCTTTGTAATAATAAGGCGTCACGCCCGCCCCCGCTCTCGCCGCACCGTCGGCGCGACGCTGGCCTGCACTTCCTCGCGCTCGCGCAGGCCATCGCGCCGCGCCTGGTCGAGCAGCCCCGTAATCACGTCGTCTCCGCCGTTCGCGACAACGATGCGCACGAGGATCGGCAGCCAGTCCGCGCAGAAGTGCCGGTTGGCGTGTCCGCGGAGGCACTGCGCGACGCGCCGGCGGCGCTCGTCGGGCGGCATGATCCAGCCCTCGTGTCGGCCGATGGCGTCGGCGACGGCCTGCTCGCACTCGGCGTCCTCGATCATCCGACGCGCGAGCGCGCGCAGCGTGGAGGGCGGCGTCATATGCGAGCCGAACGCGAGGGGCCATAAGGGGCCAGTGGTCGCGAGGCAGAATGCGGCCCATGCTCACAGCGACGGAGGCCACCGATGGAGATTCTCGACGCGATCGGCGGATGGCAGTACCTCGGGGCGCTCGTGGTGCTCGCGGTGGTGTGGGCGACGACCGTCGCCGACAACCCGGTGGAGGTCGCGATAGCCACGCTGATGGGCATCCCGGGCGTGGCGCTGACGGTCTGGGCGATCCGCGTGCTCTTCGAGTTCTGAGCGCCCTGCCCGCTCACGCGGCGGCCTCGGGATCAGCGAACAGCGGCAGAACGCCGTGAGGCTCAGGCGCTACGCCGCTGCGAGTCTCGTTGCGCTCTGCGCGCTTTATCCAATTGCAGTTGGCGCAGAGCATCTGAAAGGCGGAGCGCGGGTCGGGGTGGCTGACCACCTCGTCGAGAGCACCCCACGCCCCGAGCGCCTTGGCCCGAATGGAGCCGCCGCCGTGGATGTGATCGACTTGAAGCGCGCGCCGGTCCGTGAATCCGCAGCGCACGCAACGATCCCCAAGAATCGCGAACACGCGCTCGCGATGGCGCTGGTAACGAGCCCGCCAGTAGTCGCGCCGCTCGCTCACGCGGCCTGCCCTCGCTGCCCGCGCAGCAGATCCTCGAGAGTGAGCCCGTGCCTCAGCATCGGCTCCCGGTACGCGTCTAATACCTTCAGCGCCCCGTCGCGCCCGAGGTCGTGATGACCCTGCTCTACCTGCGACAAGTAGACCGAGGAGAGGCCGGTTGCGTCGGCCATCTCCTGCTGGGTGACGTCGAGGATCTCGACCCGTAGAGCCCTTAGGACTGAGTTGCCGTTGCGCGCCATTAAGGCGTACCTTAATCCTGTCGCATGCGCTCTGCAACAGGAAACTGAGGCTCGCCTAAATGCGTCGAGAATCCGAGCGGTTACAAGTAGGTTGCTCGCATGGCGACTCACCGAAGAAAGCACCCGGCGCCCGCCCAATTTCGGCAGCGCCTGGAGCAGATCCTCGAGTTTCACGGGATCACGCAGGCAGACCTAGCGAGGCGCGTCGGGATAAAACCATCGGCCATCAACCAATGGATGTCCGGATCTGTCATGCCCTCCGACGACAATGCAGCGCGGGCGGCGGGGGCGTTGGGCGAGGATCTGGAGTACTTCATGGCAAGAATTGATCGCGGGACCACGGGGCTCGGCAAGGTGCAAGGCGAGTTGCTCGACAAGGCCGGCCCGGACGGAATCACTTTCCTCGCGAGCCTCCCGGGCGACGAGCTACGCCGGCTGATCGCCGCCCTTCAGGCCTCCAAGGCGACCCCCAAGCCGGGCCGGAAGAAATCTTAAGGCGGCCCTAAAGAAAGTGCTTGCGCTGGCCGTCCAGTCGGATTAAGGTGCGCCTTAACCCGACCGGAGGCCACCCCGTGACCCACCCGCTCTCGACCGCCCGCGCCCTCCACCGCACCCCCGTCGCCGCCGCCCTCCGCGACTTCGACGCCCTGCGCACCGCCGACGAGCGCCGTCGCGAAGCCGAGCGCCGCGACCCGCCCGAGCGCGAGGTCACGGTCGAGTGCGAAGTGTGCGGCCGGTCCCACGTGGTGGACGAGAGCGACAACGTGCCGACCAGCGCGGACGAGGATCAGGTCTATGTGCGCTGCGGGCCGTGCGCGCTGGAGGCGCACCGGCGGGCGCTGTGCGGAGGGAAGCCATGAGCAGCGATGACCAATTACTCACAACGGTGCCCTGCCCGACGTGTGGCATGGTCGTATCGCTCCGCGACCTGTTCGCGGCGGCGGCGCTAGCGCGGATCGCCGGCAGCGAGACCAGCGATTACCCGGCGCGCAGTATCGCCTTTCCGTCGAATCGCACGGCGACCGAGAAAGAGGCAGCGAAGTGTTACGAGATCGCAGACGCGCTTCTCGCCGAGCGGGCGAAGCGATGACCGCGCCCAACAAGTCGCCCGACCTCTGCCACGTGTGCGGGCTGGAGGAGCGCGAGCCGTGGACTCACGCTGCGGCCTCCATGCTCCGCGACTGCCTCCGCTGCGGCGAGCGGACGTGCTCGCGTTGTGGAGAAAGCGACATCGACTGGAACGGTCACGGGACGGTGCTCTGCGTCTCGTGCGGAGGGAAGCCGTGAGCGTGCCCAAGCCGCTGATCGTTCTACTCGGTCCCGCGACCCGCTACGCCCCGAAGATGATCAAATCACTAGAGGAGGCGGGCTACTGCACGATCATCCTGGACTCGCTGGACCAAGTGCGCGTGATCCAGCCGCTCGAAGTTCCCGAGCGCGAGCTGTTCGCACGGGCGGCCCTCAAGGCCATCAGCATGTCTGATAACAACAGCCAAGTCCGCCAGATGTGGGGACGCGCCATGCTCGACGGCGCGCTTGCAACGATCACGAAAACCGAGAAGCCGGAGGCGCCGAAATGACCGCCGCCCTCCCGCGCTCAGTCGCCGTAACGCTCGACCTCGCCGAGACGCCGAGGCTGGAGTGGAGAGTGAACCGTCCGCAAGTGTGGACATCCGTACGCGGCTACATCGACGGTCAATGCGTCGTCACCCTCTATCTCTCGCATGCGCAGGCTGTCGCGCTCGCGAAGCTGCTCGGAGGCGCGTCGTGATCGACCGCGACCTCGAAGCGATCATCCTCTCCGGCGCCAAGGTCGAGTTTCACGTCGGCGAGTGGAAGCCGCGCGTGGTGGCGCAGTTCACGCTGCTCGAGTACGAGGGGCGCGAGCGATACGAGCAGCCGCTGCGGGTCAAGGATCTTGTGCCAGGCGTCAGTGACGCGGAGATCGAAGGCGCGGAGGCGTTGCTGCGCGGCGACGCGCGCTGCTTCGAGAGCGAGATGGCCGGCGAAATGGCCGGCGCGATGCGGTCGGCGCGGATGCTCGCCCGGGCGCTGCTCGCGGTGATTACGGTGTGCGCGGGCGCTTGGCTCGCGTTGGGAGGTGACCAATGATCTACGACGCGGAGACGACCTGCGACGACGTGATCGCGGCATGGGATCGCGGCGATCCGATCTGGACCGTGGAGATGGGCGGCCTTGGGTCGCCTGGCTACGAGCAGTGCATCCAGGTGCTCATGGTAGAACTGCTTCGCTCGCCCGCGTTTCGCGCATGCGTTCCCGCGAAGGCTGGCAACGCGTGGGTCGGTGGGACCGAGGCGATGGAGGCAGCGC